ACTAGACGTTGATGGTGAACTTAAAGGTAAAGTTGAAGATGAAGTAGAAATTATTAGTGACAAGCCTGTAATAGATTTAATTGCCCCTGAGAATTTACGAGTTGATCCTGGTTCAGATTGGATGGATCCAATTAATAGTTCACCTTATGTGATCTATTGTATCCCAATGTATATTCACGACATTAAAGCTAAAATGAAAGAGCGTGACCCTAAAACAGGTATGGGTAAATGGAAAAAGTACAGTGAAGAAATTATAGCGGGATCATCTGACGGTAAAATGAAAAATGATTCTACTCGTTCGGCACGAGAAGATTATAGAGAAGATAGTACTGATACTGCAAATAAATCTGTTAGTGATTATGAAATTATTTGGGTACATGAAAATTTTGTAAAAAAAGATGGTAAAGATTATCATTTCTATTCACTTTCTACAAAACAACTATTAACAACACCAAGACCAATTGAAGAAGTGTACTTACACGGGGTTAGACCTTTTACAATGGGTTACACAGTTCTTGAAGCACATAAAATTTACCCTCAATCAAAAGTTTCGTTAACTTCTGAAATTCAGAAAGAGACCAACGATATTGCGAATCAGAGACTTGACAATATAAAACTAGCACTAAACGGAAGAATGTTTGCCCGCCAAGGGAGGAATATTGATCTTAACGCGCTGGTTCGCAGTACACCTGGCGGTGTTGTATTAATGGAAGATCCGTCTTCGGATGTTGTTATCAATAGAGCGCCTGATGTTACGCAATCAAGTTACATTGAGCAAGATAGATTAAACTTAGACTTTGATGAAATTGCTGGAAACTTTTCTACAAGTTCAGTGCAATCTAACAAATCGTTAAATGAAACTGTTGGTGGAATGCAACTTATAAGTGGAGCTGCATCGGCAATTGGTGAATATGATTTAAGAATTTTTTCTGAAACTTGGGTTGAACCAACAATACGTCAACTAGTTCAGCTAGAACAAAGTTATGAAACTGATCAAGTGGTTATGCAGTTAGCTGCTCAAGATATTGATATGTACAAAACTTACGGTACCGATGAAATGACTGACGAGATCTTAAAACAAAAATTATCGCTTAATGTTAATGTCGGCATTGGTTCAACAAATCCGATGGAACAATTACAAAAATTTACAATGGGCGCTCAAACAGTTTCACAACTAGTTGGTCCATCTGTTGCTCAAGCACTTAATGTAAAAGAAATTATTACCGAAATATTTGGCAAACTTGGTTACAAAGACGGAATGCGATTCTTTAATTTTGGTGAAGATGATCCGCAAATGAAACAATTGCAAGATCAAATTGCTCAAATGGAACAAGCATTAAATGACAAACAAGCAGAAATGCAAAACAAAGTTGAGATTGCTCAAATAGCAGCTCAAGCAAACATCCAAGAGCAAGAAATGGAAAATCAAGGTGACTTAATGTTGGAGCAAATGAAACAACAAAGTGAAAGTCAAAGATTAAAAGCACAGTTAACTTTGCGTGAAGCAGAGAAAATGATTGATAGCAAAATTAAATTAAGACAAGCAGATCAACAAGTGCAAATGACATTAGTTAACAATCAAAATAGGAGACAAGGATAATGGAAAAAATTAATTGGATAAAAGATAAAATTATGGCTATGCCAATGCACAAACGAGCTGCATTATCAATAGCGGTAATTGCTTTAGTCGCAATCATCTTCGGTTAATCATGAGCGAAAAAGACTCTCGACTAAAAAGTGCAGGTGTTAGTGGGTACAATAAACCTAAACGTACACCTAGTCACAAAACTAAATCTCATGTGGTAGTAGCAAAATCTGGTGACCAAGTTAAGACAATTCGTTTTGGTCAACAAGGTGTTACTGGCGACAGAACTAAAACTAAAAGATCAGATTCCTTTAAGGCTAGGCACGGTAAAAATATTGCTAAAGGCAAAATGAGTGCGGCTTATTGGGCTAACAAAGTAAAGTGGTAAGGAGAAATTATGTCACTCTATGAAAATATAAATAAAAGAAAACGTAATAATACATCTAGAAGTAAAAAGAACAGTACCATTTCTAAAAAAGCCTACGCCAATATGAAAGCTGGCTTCCCTAAGAAAAAAAAGAAAAATAAATAACAGGAGAAACCTTATGTCACTAACAAAGTCACAAAAAACTCTTCCTAAATTTTTGCAAGATAAAATTAAGAAGAAAAAGAAAACAAAGAAAAAAACCAAAAGTAAAGGATATTAATTATGGTAGTTTCTATGATAGGTAAAAAAATTTACAAAAAAGTAAAAGGTAAAAAACCTAAAAACATGGGTGCAGTTAAAGCAGGTAACCCTGGTAAAATGGGAAAACCAAAAAAAAGTAAAGGTTACTAATTAAGATTGCCCTCATGAAAACACAAAGTGCTAAAGCTAAAGGTCGAAGACTACAACAATGGGTCCGAGATATTTTAACACAAATTTTTTATTTAGAAGAAGGTGATCTTGAAAGTCGTTCAATGGGAGCTGGCGGTGAAGATGTAATGATGTCTCCACTTGCTAGACGCAAATTTCCATACAGCATTGAATGTAAAAACACAGAAAAGATTAATGTATGGAAAGCCTATGACCAAGCAAAGGCTAACTGTAAACAGTATGAGCCTTTGTTGGTTATAAAAAAAAATAATACTAAACCCCTCGTGTTAGTTGATGCAGAACATTTTTTTAAATTAAAAAGTCAAGCTCTATCAATTCTCACTAAACCTTTAAAGTAAGGAACTAAATGCCCGCAGATTTAGATTTTAATGAAGAGCAAATGTTTGATCAATTTGCTCAAGACCCACTGTTCAAAATTGCTCGTAAAGCAATGGACATAGAAAAAGAATTAGCTGACAACACAGGCTTATCGGCTGTCTTAGCACAGGCGAAAAAAGATTCTAGTGAAGCTATAAGAAAACTAATTGCAACCGATGCAACTAAAGTCGACACAGTTAGAAAATTGCAAAATGATGCAAGAATTTTCTTTATGCTTACAGAATATCTGAAGAAACAAATCGACCGAGGAATACTTGCCGAGCAAATTATTCAAGAAGAAGATTTAAACAAATAACATAGGAGGACATAATGTCTGAAGAGATCACCCAAGAGGGCATCTCTCAACCTGAAGCTACTGAAGCTGTTGTTGAGAACGCCCCAAAAGAAACACCTCATCTTGAGGTTAACGAAGAAGATACTAGAAGCGATCAAGAAAAACGTAAAGAGATTGCTGACCAAGAACGAGTACTACTTAATCCAAGAACTAATACCTTGGAGTCTATTATAGCTGCAAGAAAAGAGCAGTTAAAAACTGAAGTACCAGAAGCATATGAACAAGAAGAAGAAGTTAAAGCAGAACCCGATAGCGAAGTTATTGCTGAAGACGAACCTCTTCAAGAAGCAAGTGATTCCGAGCAAGAAGAAGTTGAAGCGGAATCAGTTGAAGAAGAAGCTGAAGAACCTACTACACCACCTGTAGCTGAGACGTACAAACTTAAAGTCAATGGCCAAGAAAAAGATGTTAGCCTTGATGAATTAAAACGTATGGCTCAAATGGCAGACTCTGCTACGCAGAAATTTCAAGAAGCTGCAACTATGAAGGCTCAAGCCGAACAGTTAGCACAATTGAGAGAGCAAAAAGCAGAAGAGAAAGTAGAAGAGAAACCTGAATCAGAAATGAATGATGAACAACTTAATAAGTTGGTTCATGATATTCAATTTGGTGAAGGTGATACAGCTAAAAATGCTTTAAAACAAATTTTGCAAACTCGCACACCTCAACAACCAAAAATTGATGAGATGGCGATTGCACGACAAGCAGCCGAACAAGCGACACAGCAAGTTCAAAACAAAGTTGCTTTCGATAACCTATTAAAAGATCTGGGGCAAGAGTACCCAGATGTTTTTGCAGACCGAAATACTACATACCTAGCTGCACAATATGTACACGAGATGAGAGCCGAAGATGCCCAAAGTGGCAATTCGAGATCAGACTCGGAGTTATTTAGAAGTGCGTGTGAGGCTGTTGATCAATGGTCAAAATCTAAACTGTCCAATGTTGATGGTGAAAAAAAAGCGAAACCTAAAGCGTCAATAAAAAAAGTTGAAGCTAAAAGGCAGAGCGCAGATGTCGTCAAACCATCTACCTCAAGTACCGCAAGTATAGGCGAGGATACTCCTCCACCTCCTACTCGATCGGATGTTGTGCGTATGATGCAAAAAAGACGAGGTCAACTTTAACTTAAACAAATAAATAAACTAAAATAGGAGAATAAAGAATATGGCTCAAGTATGGGGTACAAATTCTGCCGGTGGTTTTATGTATTCAGACGAATTGTCTGATGTACTTAGAATGGCTGTGCAACCTATGGTAAAGTTTAGACAGTTTTGTGATGCTAAAGATGCGACTAATAAAGGTCTATCTAAAGGTGACAAGTTTAACTGGAATATCTACAGCGATGTAGGTACTGCAGGTACAGCTTTAACTGAAGGCACAGCAATTCCTGAAACTAGTTTTACTGTAGAACAAAATCAATTAACAGTTACTGAGTACGGCAACAGCGTTGGCTACTCTAGTAAGTTAGATGATTTATCAAAACACTCAGTTACAGAAGTGATTAACAAAGTTCTAAAGAACGATGCTAAGAAAGCATTTGACGGAGCAGCACATGCTCAGTTTAAAGCTACACCACTTGCTGTAGTTCCAACTGGAGGTACATCAACAAGTGCTGTAACTCTAGATGCTGACGGAACTACTTCAGTAACTAATGACGTTGCAATGGGTAAAGATCACGTTAAAGCTATTGTTGATATCATGAAGGAAAGAGATATTCCTGCATACATCAATGATGACTACTATGCGATCGCTCACCCATCAACTTTCAGAGGCGTTAAAAATGATTTAGAATCTATTCATCAGTACACTGATGGTGGTTTCCAAATGATCATGAATGGCGAAATTGGAAGATATGAGAACGTACGATTCATCGAGCAAACAAATGTTGCTAAAGGTGGATTCGGAACTCCAGCAGGAGAATTTACTAACGGCAAATCTAATGCTTGTTATTTCTTTGGTGCAGATACTGTAGCCGAAGCAATTGCAATACCTGAAGAAATGCGTGGTAAAATTCCTACTGACTACGGTCGTTCTAGAGGTATCGCATGGTACTACCTAGGTGGCTTTGGTCTAGTTCACGACTCAGCTGCACAAGCTAGAATTGTGAAGTGGGATTCCGCTACATAATACCAATTGGAGGGAGTGCTTATGGCACTCCTTCCATTTTTATAAGGACATCATCATGGAAATGAAAAAAAAGAAATTCGATAAGAACCAAATGACTGGCGTAATGAACAAGAGTGACTTGGATCATGACAAAGGTTATTGCGTTAAAGATAGCACTGAGAACATGGAAAACGATCCTAAAGGTGCAAGACTAAAAGGTTACGACCACACAGGATTTTTAGATCGTGGCTACTTTGCTAACGAACGATAATTAATTTTAATTAGGAGAATACATCATGCCAAAATATGGAATGAAAGATACAACTGGTTACAGCAATGCAATCAGATCAAATACACAAGACATCGGTGGGGATGCATTAGGTAAAGGAACTTCTGTTCCTTCTAATCCTCATGGATATAAAAAAGCATTGGATGGCAAATCTGAGTCACTACTAGACAAAGGTTACACACCAATGGGTAAAGTCAAAGACACTGGCTCAGACGGAATGGATCCAGCGTAAGCTGGGTCTATCCCAATTTAAAAGAGGAACTTAAATGAATTATCATCAATTAACTGCGGATAAATCTACTGAGGGTAGTATCCGTAATTTTGTCAATCAGAATGTTCCTGTTGCAATTTTAATTCGTCAAGCAGAAGCATTTCTTTATCGCAGACTTAGACTTAGAGATCAATTGACAACTGTTAGTGGTACCATTAGTTCTGGTACATCATCAGTAACCTTACCAAATGATTATCTAGCTGCTAAACAAGTTAAACTTATTGGAGCAAATAATTCTGTACTTACACGAAAACTACCAGAAGTCTTACAAGCATCAATTACTTATTCATCAGGTAATACTCGAACTCAAGGTGTACCAACTCAATATTATACAGATGGTTCAAACATAAATTTTAATTTAGTTGCTAATGCTGATTACAGTTATGAAATGATTTATTTTAATGAACCTGCCGCCTTAACTTCATCTAATGCAGAAAATTTTTTAACAAAAAGATATCCAAGAATGTTATTAGCTGCAACGTGTGCATTTGCTAATGAGTATTTAAAAGACGATGCTGAAAAAGCATATTGGATGCAAATTGTTGTGGCAGAAATAGACCAAGCTATGCGTGAAAGTGACTTTGAACGACAAGGCACTTTATTAACTGTAGCAACTACTTAGGAAATAATTTATGACATCAACTTTTACTTCAAATCTGACACTTGAAAAACCAGGTCCAGGTGAACAATCCAACTCATGGGGTAACACACTTAACAGTAACTTAGATGCAATCGATGCAGCTATTGGTTTAAGATTTACAGGTGACCCTAATAATAATGTTGCCGCAGATTTTATTGGCCAAGTATGCGTAGATAGTTCTAATAAAATTATTTACATCGCTACCACTGCAGGTAATATAGTTACAGCCGTTTGGACACCTGCTAATGTTGCTGACGCAACAGTCGCACTGACAGGGGCAGTTGTTGGAACAGCTAATTTTGTAAGTGGCAATGCTTCTATTAGTACCTCTTTTGGTACAGATCCAATGCCAACTGGAGTAATATCAATGTTTGGAGGCACCTCTCCCCCAAGCGGATATTTATTATGTGATGGTACTGAGATTTCTAGATCAACCTACTCTGCTTTATTTGCAGTAATTGGAACAACCCATGGTAGCACAGGTGCTTTAACATTTAGTCTACCAAATTTTCAAGAAAGAGTACCAAGAGGTAAAGGTAGTAGTGATAATTTAGGAGACACTAATGGATCTGCTACAATAACTCCCGCTGGTTCAGTAAGCTCAATAACACCAACAGGTTCAGTATCAACAAGTATTGGTGGTAGTACAGCAGGTCATTCTATTACCCAAGCTCAATTACCTAACATAACTTTAAAAACTACAAACTATGTAAAAATGGAAGAAACTTCATTAACCCCACCTGACGGAGATGGACTAGGAAACAGAGGTTCATCTTCTGGTGGTGGAGCAGCTTACAATAGTGCAAGTGTACCTACTGGTGGATCAGGTCAGGCTCACTCACATAGTTCAACTGGTTTAACAGCTTCATCAACTTTTAGTGGTAACACTACTACAGCTACTTTTACTGGTTCAAACACTAGCGTGTTAAATCCATATCTTTGTGTCAATTACATTATTAAAACGTAAAGGAATTTCATGACTACTACTGTAACTTCAAATTTAAATTTAGCTAAACCTGATATTGGTTCTGAAGCTAACAATTGGGGAAATGTTTTAAATGGAACCATCGATCAAATTGATAAGGCAATTGCTCAACGTCTAGTCAAAGGTGTAGGTGGTGGCTCTAATGTTACATTATCAGATTCTGAATCTAGTTTTGCCATTATAGAATTTCAAGGCACATTAAGTGGTAATATAGATGTTAAGACCGCATCAAATGACACTAAACCATATATTATATTTAATAATACTAGTGGCTCTTATACTTTAACTTTTAAAAGTAATTCAGGAACAGGCGTAGTTATTACGCAAGGATTAAAAAGTATTGTTTATGGTGATGGCTCAAATATAGTTGAAGCAACTAGCCCTGCTAATAGTTTCTCTGCTAATAAAACAATTACTTTAAGCGGAGTTGTTAGCGGTTCGGTTGCTACTGATTTTTCATCTGACCCAACTATTACTACATCTATTGTTGATGGATCAATTGTTAACGCTGATATAAATACAAGTGCAGCGATTGACGCATCAAAAATTGCTGATGGCTCGGTTTCAAATACTGAATTTCAAAGATTAGATGGAGTTACTTCTGATATACAAAGTCAATTAGATGGTCTACGTCACAATGCTGATGATGTAAAAATTAAATTTGGTGCAGGTGACGATTTAGAAATTTTTCATGATACTTCTGGAGGTGGAACAGACAACGTCATTCAAGCAACTAATACAAGTCATAGTTTAAGATTAAAATCTGATAGTATTTTATTGCAAGGAGCAAGTGGTGGTACTTTAGCAAGTTTTAGCAATGGAGGATCAGTGACTTTAAGTTACTCAAATTCAGGTAAGCTAAGTACAGTAGGCACAGGAGTTTCTATTTCGGGGGACGTTACAGCGACAGGAAATATTAACGGTAATGGTCAAAATCTTACAAACTTAAACGCTGCTAATTTAACGGGAACTTTACCTGCAATTGACGGCTCAGCTTTAACGGGAGTAGAAGCAGTACCAAGTGCAAATACAGACATAGGCAGTATTATGCCTTTTTTAATTCAACTAAGGTCAGACGGCAGTACATACAGTGTTAACCCAGTATCAATAAGTGTAGGCACTACATTTACTCCAAGCACTCTTGTACTTAATAATGGACCTTATACTGGTTCAGGAGCAGGTCAAAGTAATCACATAATAGCTGACTACACTGGTCAATTTACGTCAGAACAAAACCGAGTAAGCAGATCTACTAGTCTAGAGAATACATCTACTGTTTCTACTAAAACAGGAACATGGCGGGCAATTACAAGCGGTCAGACAGGTAGTAATACTAGTGGTGGTGGTGAAAATACAAGTACATCCCTCTGGTCGCTTATGTTTATAGCACAGAGGATTTCATAATGACATTACAGCCGTTAGCTTTTGCTCCAGGAGTAGTTAAAGATGAAACTGAATATGCATCTGAAGGTAGATTTATTGATGCTGATAAAATTAGATTTAAAAACGGGCAACCTGAAAAGATTGGTGGATGGTCAAAGCTATCAACACAAACTTTAACAGGTACACCGAGAGCATTAGCTGCATGGTCAACTAATGATCAAACAGATTTAATTGGTGCTGTAACTACAGAAAGATTTTATATTTATAAAAATGGTTATTTAAATGATCGTACGCCCTATCGTATTAATGGCACAGGCACATTAACCAATGCTATCACTACCACTAGCGGATCAAACCAAGTTAGTATTGCTCATACTACTCACGCTTTAGGTGAGAACGATTGGATCAAATTAACTAATGTCACTTTTAATAATGTAGTTTTAAATGGTGACTTTCAAGTAACTGCGGTAACTGATGCTAACAATTATATTATAACTTCAGCAACTAATGCTAATGCTTCAGGAACACATAGTGGTAACTTAAATTATTATTATTATATGGCTGTTGGTAATGTTTCAGCGTTTGCTTCTTTTGGTTATGGTACAGGTACCTGGAACCAAGGCACTTATGGTACTCCTCGTACAAGTGGTAGTGGCATTATACTTGCATTAAAAACTTTTACCATGGATAACTGGGGTGAAGATTTAATATTTTGTCCTAGTGGTGATCGTCCATATTATTATGATGCATCAACTGACACTTCACAAATTGTTAGTGTTAATACACCAGATAATAATCAAGGTATTGTTGTTACAGAACAAAGACATCTTGTTTGTTTTGGTTCAGATGGAGATCCAATGAAAGTATCTTGGTCTGATCAAGAAGACTTTACACAATGGACCGCAGCTTCGGATAATGATGCTGGCTCAAATTTGCTATCAGGTGGAACGATTATGGTAGGTGGTAAAAGATTAAGAGGTGGAAACATTTTATTATGGTCTGACACAACTGCTTTTTTAATGCAGTTTACAGCCGACACATTAGTTTTTAACTTTAACATTGTAGGTACTAACTGTGGATTGATTGCTCCTAAAGCCTCAGTTGAAGTTGGTGGTATGTCTTTTTGGATGACTAAACAAAATTTCTTTATGTATGATGGTTATGCTAAAAAATTAAATTCTAGTGCAATTGAGCGTTTTGTTTTTGATGACTTTAACTTTGATCAAAGATCAAAAGTGTTTGCAGCTCACAATTCAAAACACGATGAAGTATGGTGGTTTTATCCAACGGCAAATTCTACATTTAACAATCGTTATGTTATTTATAATATGAAAGAAGGCACTTGGTCAGTTGGTACAATGGATCGATCAGCTTGGATTGACGCTCCTACTTGGCCTTACCCATTAGCTTCGAATGAAGATGGTGCAAGTTATATTTACCAACACGAGTTAGGTACAGATGATGATGGGTCAGCAATGGATTGCACTTTACAAACAGCACCACTTGATATTGCAGACGGTGAACAGATTGCAGATCTATTTGGATGGGTACCTGATTTTGAAGACCAAACAGGTGATATTTTATTAACAGTAGATTTAAAAGATAAACCTAATTCAGTAGTTGAAACTATTGGTCCTTATGCCATTTCACCATCAACAGAAAAAATTGATATGCGTAACAGTGCCAGAACTTTGTCATTTAAATTACAAAGTAATGTTGTGGGCGGACACTATCGTATGGGTAAAAACAGAATTGATATTGCTCCTGCAGGAAGACGTAGGTAATGGCAAAAAGAGGAATGTTTTTAGGTTCAGCACCTGAACAGTACGATACTCGTTATACCAATGATGTATCATCAAAACTAGAAGAGATCGTAAGACAATTATCTTTAGTGAATAAAGAACCTTACGTTACTAGTAATTCAACCGACACTAGAACTTATAATGTGTCAACTACAACTTTAACCGAATTAGCAAATGTAGTGGCAACACTCATTGCAGATTTAAAAAACCGAGGAGTACTAAAATAATGGCAATAGATAATATGAGCATGGCACCAACCATGATGCCACAACCGGGGCAAGAAGCCCCTCAAGCAGGCATGAACCCAAACATGCAGGCTTTTGCAGAACAAACAGGTCGAGGTGGTGATAGTGTTTTAGGACACTTAACTCCTGGAGAGATTATAATTCCACTTGATGCACAAACTGAAGAAGTCTTAACAGCCGTAAGAGATGCGTTTGAAAGTGCGGGTATTAACCCATTAGAATTTGTTGTGGGAATGGCAGACAATAAAATTAATCCAACTACAGGTAACCCTGAATATTTTTTAAGTGGCTTAAAAAAGAAACTTAAAAAAGCTAGAAACAAAATTAAAAAAAACAAAATGCTAAGAACTATCTTGCCAATTGCAGCTTCAATGTTTATGCCTACTTTGGCACCTGCATTAATGGCTAATCCATTAGGAGCAGCGGCAGTTAACTATACCGCTAACCGAGTAGTAGGTAATGACCATGAGTCAAGTTTAACTGGAGCAGTAATTTCAGGTGGTTTGACAGGTGCTGGTAATATGGCGTCTGGCTCAACCTTTATGGGTGGTGGATCAACAGGCGGTGTTAATCCTATTACAGGTAATAATATTCCTGCATCAGATCCAATGCTTGGTAATAATCTTGGACCTGGAGTGTCGGGTCCAGTTCTTTCTGGTACAGCTACACCTCCAATATCAGTTGGCGATGCGGCATATAATATGTTTGGCCCTAGTAGTACAGCAGCCAATGCTGTGGCTAACAGTACAGCAGGTGGTATGAATGCATCAACTGCAATCAATGCGGGAGCGTCAACTGCAGGTTCAATGACCGCAGGGGCTGCTCAAGATGCTTC